AGAGCCCCAAGAACAACAAATATTCAAGAAGAATGAATAGAAGTTCAGATTCGGTTCTTTCGGTGTATTCAGATGCCCGAGCTGAATATACCAAGCAACTATGTTTTTTCCTAGTACCGGCTTATTTCCAGTTTTTCATTGATTTACTTGAAAGGTCCAAACGTGAATCAGAGCCGAAAAAGGTGCTATGGCAATTTCAAACATACTTAAATGAAGTTCATGACTGGAACATGGAGAAAGTACAACAGGAAATCCATAAAATCAATACCAATTGCGGTTGTGATTATCTTGAAGATCTTCTTACTGCAGTCTTCGTGGCTCATACTAAGGTTCTAACCGCCATTCGACTCTCTTCAAATAAAAAGAAGATTGAAATCAGTGTGCCCAAGGTTGATCACTTTTTATTTAAAGTCTTATGTGAAACATCTAAATTACTTTGGAGCTCAACATATTTGTTTAGAGATGGTATTTCAGGTGTTGAAAAGCAACAAAATTATCGCAATATTGAACAAATAATCAATGAAGGTATTTTACAAGCTGTAAGGAGTCTTGTTCCAGTTAAATCTATTCTTAAGGATTTTGTTAATAATGAGGGTGATGGAGAAGAGGAAAGTGAAGAAGATAAAGAGGACAAAGAGGACAAAGAGGACAAAGAAGAGAAGGAAGAAAAAAGAGAGGAGGAAGAAAAAGCTGTCATTAAAAGCCCAGAAGAAATTACTATACCACAATCTACATTAGTAAAGCCCTTATCTGAAATTCCTCCTCCTGTATCATTAGATGTACCTATAACTCCAGTTGTCCAAGTAGCAAACCTTGCTACTGAACCAAATATGATTGAATCAAGTAATAAAGAACCAAAAGAAATTCAACAACAGCCTGCCCAGACAATTATAATTGATGATAAACCAACGGTAAGTTTTGGAGAATATGATGCGGTATTTGATTCCGATAATCCACATCAATCCGATATGATTTATGATCCAAAAGATGGTGATGAAAATAATGTTCCGGCTCTAGAAATATTAGATGAACAAGGAATATCACTTGCTGAAGGATTAGATTTCGATGATTTGGATGAGAAAGAAGCTAAACCTGAAGATCTGGGAACAGATGACTATGAAAGTCTAAATTAGTGCGGTGAGGGGGGTTGTGTTTTTCTCGCAACAATCAAATAATGATGCCAAACTGGTTCCCCTGGATTTTTGTTGGAGGTCTAATCTTTATCGCATTGAGTTTTACTGCTAGCAAATACAAGGACAAAGACTATAAAAAAATACAAGCCTTACAAGATTTTATAAGTGGTTCAATATTAATTGGTTTTACAGGTGTTTTGGTACCTGATATGTTTCCAAAATTAGGATTACCAGAATCATTACCAACTTTTGGAACAGGTATAGGCCATGATGATTTAGATTTACAGGTAGGCCCCCCTCGCCTAGCAGGTAGATAATTAATTTCTTTTTGGGAGATAGAAAAATGCCGACAACCATTTATGATAGTTCATTAATTACACAGCGTCGCCGTGCTAAGGCCGAGTCCGGTTCCTTCATATCTCGTATTGCTCCTTGGGAATCTAATAATACTACTAATCAACCAAATACTGGATATGCTCCATTATTAGGTATCTGGGACCAATCTATTATTAATACTGTAAAGAATGGAAATATGAAATTTTACAGAAAAGGTGATGGTGGTTGCACAACAGTTAATAATGGATGCCCTTGTGCTCCGTTAGCGGCTGGACAATGCTGCAACACTAACTAAATCAATTTAATTATAATTGTTTGATATTTTAAAAATAAGTAGAATATTTTACTTATTTTTAGAGTATAATAACTTTATTAGAAACCAAGTGAATAAATTATTTCATCGCGCGAAACTTTTTGTTTCCATTTATATTGTTGGAAAATGGGTTTATGAACTTGTTCCTTTGGAATTGCATTATGTACATCTTGTGCGATTCGGATATATAAATCAAATCCTTCATACTTTTCATTACCATCTTTATCCTCATAGACAGTCGCACCATCTTTATTTATAGTCCAGCTCCATAACAAATTAAACAGGGGCGATTTTGTCTCAAATACTTTCCAGTTACCCTCCTGACTTATAATAGAAACACCTTTACCTTTCTTTTTCTCAGGTTTATCATCAAAAAGACCATCAATTAAACTAATTGCCAGTCGAGATAAATCAAAAGATGGATTTGGAGGATGTTTAGGTTTGGTATGATCAAAAAATGGCCCAAAATTGTATTGGTCGCCTGCTTCTTGATCAGGCCAGTGATCATCAGAAACCCATAGATGCTTACCTAATCTAAAAATAGCACGACCAAAATCTATTATACTAAAAATCTTTCCAAAAGTTGGCACTCTCCAAACTGTTCCATCTTTTGCTTTATAATATAAAAACTTTTTATCTGTTGCTCTCCAAACAATATTATTTGAATGAAGGTCATTATGTGTAAAACATACAGCTTGTTGTAGAAAAGTAAGCGCGGCTACTATTTGAAATAACCAGGCAATCCAACGGGCTTCCCATCCTTGAGAACCGCGTTTTTGCCCGTCAATTTCATCTTCATCTAAAAGATTATCCATAACACCTTCTTGTGCCTCTTGATATATTAAAATTACTGGCATATTTGGAATCTCTATACAAATATCAATATCAAGATCAACTGATGAATCAGAAGAATCAGTTGTTGTTACAGTTTCATAATCATCATCTGATTTTGATTCTAATCCTGAACCTGATTCAGATCTTGATTCTGACTCTGACTCTGATTCTGATTCTGACTCTGATTTTTTTAAAGACGAACGTTTTGTAATTTTTTTATTTATTTCAAAAATATCTTTAACATTTTCCGCTTCTTCTTCAATATTATCAAAAGTTATAGATTTAATTGATTCAATATCAGAATTATCAGATTCTCTAGTCATAATTGGTTCTAATTCAGGAATATTACCTTCATTATCATTATCATCATCAAAGGGACATGTTGTAATTCCTTTATAAATTTCTTCAAAATTAGGAATTTCTTCAATATCATTGTCTCCACGAATAACTGTTAAACGCGCACTATGAGATTTCATACCCTTCCAAAACCACCGACATTGCCTATAAGTATCATATTCCTGTGATATATTAAACTGATATGATTTACTTATTCCTGTTGTTGCCCCATAGTGAAGAATACAATGCGGAGTTAAATTTAACTCTCTAAAACGACTAAGTACAAAATTAGCTACTGTATCAACATATGCCTGATTATTATGACTGTGTAGTTTTGTTAAAGTTTTCTTCCATGTATTCTCACTTTGCGGAAGTAAAGGATGCTCTGGAACAATATATTTTTCCTTAATTAAATCAATTGGATTAAGCAAATGAACGGTTTTAACAAAGGTTTGACATGATTCGCTTGTTATATTTGTATTTTCTAAACTAGATTCACATCGGCGCGTTGTATTCCATATTTTAGCTCGTGATTCATGAGGTGAATCCCAATATTCAATATAATATTTGGAAGGAAGCTCAATATTTTTATGTGAAATATATGATTCGGGAATTTTGAAAATATCTAATGCAGGATGATAACGTTGAAGATGTAAATAATTGGAGAAATTATTAATTTCATTTTCGGATATTTCCCGTTCTCGACAGTGTTGATTTTGAAGGGTCTGGAGAACCGCTTTCATCTTCTTGTTTGAAAGAGTTATGCGTGTGTTTGTATAGCGCACTAGTTATTTTTGTCTGTACTAGAATACAAGAATGGCATCACAAGGTGGAGTAAATGTTAGTCTCCGGAAGTTTATTATGAAATCTGTTCCACAAGATGCGGTTGTGGTATTTATTGGCCGGCGGCGAACAGGAAAATCAACTCTTGTTCGCGATCTGTTATTTCACCATCAAGATTTACCAATGGGATGTGTTATTTCAGGTACAGAGGAGTCAAATGGTTTTTTTAAAAAGATAGTTCCACCCATGTTCATTCATGGTGAATACAATCCCGTAATTTTAGCAAATTTCGTAAAACGTCAAAAGCTCGTTATGAACAAAATCCAACAAGAATTGGAGCGTGGAGTTAAATCAAATATTGACCCTCGCGCATTTTTGATTCTTGATGATTGTATGTATGATGAATCCTGGACTCATGATAAGAATATTCGTTATTTATTTATGAATGGTCGCTGGTTAAAAGTATTTTTCGTTATTACTATGCAGTTTCCGCTAGGTATTCCTCCAGCACTTCGTACAAATGTTGATTATGTATTTATATTAAGAGAGCCCTATAAAAATAATCGTGAAAGACTTTTTACAAATTATGGTTCTGCTTTCCCGTCATTTGAATTTTTCTGTCAAATGATGGACCAATGTACGCAGAATTACGAATGTCTAGTTGTTAATAATAATACCCAGAGCAATAAACTGGAAGATACTATATTCTGGTATAAAGCGGATATACACGGCGATTTTAAATTGGGAGCACCCGATTTATGGCGTCAATCAGAGATGTTGTCGCGTATTAAGGAAGAGGACGATGTTAATATGTTTGATGCACGACAAAGTACTAAATTAAGGGGGCCAGCTATCAATGTCCAGAAGAAATATTAATAAATATAAGAAATGAATATGAAACTTAGACAATCTGCTGGCAAGCTATTTGTTGTATTAATTATCGGAATGATAATATACTTAGTATTAATACCAAAGGTTTCCGAGGGATTTATGGATACTATCCGTTGCGGGGTTGATTTACCATCGTGTTCTGGAGAACGCATACGGTGTATGAATGGATATTGTAAATCAGACATTCCTCCTAAGCTTCCACCAGTATCTGATTTGCCAATGACACCACCGACAAAGTATCCCTATTCTCCTTCTCAATAATCTAGCATATGGCTCAATGAATAAAACCTTTGCTTTTGCTAGAAAATGGCCCGCTCTAAATCAATGGGAATTGGTGCGATGTTTGTTCTACTTGTTGTGGCGGTAGTTTTACTACCAATGATTGTGCGTTATATTGGAGGTCTTGAGGCAACTCATTTTGCGGCACAAGGATTTCAGGATATAGCTGTTGCTAATGGACCGTCTTCCGCCGATGGAGGTGTAGCAGGTATTCCCGCTATTGGTTCTGCTTCTAAATTACCAACCTGGCGCCCCGACCCTAATACTGATTATCTATGCCGCTCTCCAAATGAAGATGGACAACCATGCCCCGAAGGTTACTTCTGCGATGGTACTACACAGGCGTGTATCCCTACTTTTGTAGGTGGTCCAGTTCCTTCAACTGGATATTTCTCTTAAACCGATGCGCTTCGCATTCATTTTATATGTCCAAAGGTGTAAATATTCCTTGGTCTAAACCAATATGCTAATAAGCAATTGACAAAATATAATTATTTTAATAATATAATTTTGTTAATTATTATGTCCATAAATTATTCATAAGTAACATCACTCATTTTCCCAAAAGGATATGTTGTAGTCTCAGGTTGTACAACTCCATTCTTGAATTCAAGATTTGTCATACTTGTAGGTGTATTTGTAACAACTGTGTTTTGAACAACTGTATTTTTATCATCTAACACCTTTTCAACTGTAAGGGATGCCTTCTCCAGCTTACGCTGTAATGATACATCTCCTGTGCCAGCAAACATACTACCAAATGTATCAGAAGCTGCCGCACCACCACCAAATACTTGCTTTGTATTGGCTCCCGCTACAGCCGCAGCGCCACCACTCTTAGCACGCTCTTCAAAGTACTTATCACGATTATCTTCATTCTCCTTATACTTGCGCATTAGAGTATTGAGCTCATCTTGGGCATATTCTTGATCGGCAATCTCATGAGGTTGAGGGTCCCACGGGAGCCATTTACCAAGATCGCCAATAAAGATATTGTGGTATTTGTCCTTGGATTGTAGTTTTTTAGCCTTAAGCTCAGCTTCTTTAGGATTTCCATAAACTCCACGAACTTTAAGACCACGTACGGATGTACGGAATTCATTTAGCGCATAGAACTCATCTTCAAGTTTGGTCTTATTAGAAAACATATAATTGTCATATGCTTCTACAATAGTTGTCTTCTGAATATCAGCCCGATTCTTTTGAATAAAGGGTTCATACTCACTCATCAGTGTTGTAATATTCATTCTATTCTTACGACAAATTGTAGCTTGTTCATTTTGGTCATTCTTTTCAAGCTCCTTAATACGCTCATCGAGCTGGTCATTAATATTTTGTACAACACTTACCATGTATTTTTCAAGATTTTTAATCTTCCAATCAACTTCATATGATTCTAGAAACTTTTTAAAGAAAAACTGGTCTTTCTTATCAAGAACTTTCTCCGGGCTAATAAAACTTAGTAAAACATAACGTTGGCCTGGGATTTCAGTGTCTTCGTCAAGAAAGTCTTCAACTACGGTGGGCTCACTTTTATTAGCCATATGTATCTATCATTTTTGAGTATTAAAGCTTTAAACTCAGTTTTCATTTTGATACGAGATTTTTTCTTAGGATTAAATATAGAAATGATGGGCTACGGTTTTGCTGAAATTGTAAATCGCATAATTAAATATCTTATTGAGGGTCTAGTAATTGCGGCGGCGGCTATCTTTATCCCCAAGAAGGCTCTACCCCTTGACGAAGTGGCGACCCTAGCCGTTCTTGCGGCGGTGGTGTTTGCTATCCTTGACGCGGTGAGCCCCAGCATTGGTGTTACGGCCCGCCAAGGTGCCGGCTTCGGCTTGGGTGCAAATCTAGTTGGCTTTCCCGCACGTGTGTAAGCGTCAGCGCCCTTCCTGTGTAAGAAAATAACTCATTTTTAGTAGAAGCTAATTTATTCATATGAATAAAACTATCTAATTTAATACTTTACTAAAGTATTAAATTGGATTAATAATATCACAATTTACTTTGAATAATATACTATAGCACTAGTTCCTGAAATACATATAAATAATACACATGCTATTTCAATAAACATTATATTACTGCGATTGTAGTTTATCCTTAATATATTTCTTAATTATTCCTTTAATATCATCAGACTCTTTATTATTTTTTATAGATGTTTTAGTATTTTTACTTGTAATGTATTGCCTTATATTATATTTTTTTGGGATTAATTCAACTTGTAAGGCTTTATATTTATCGGAGTTATCAGTCATATTACATTGTAATGATAAAATCTTTAGACCTATTAGACCCGTGGATATTTTAAATGAGTGTTGTCTTCCCCCACAAAACAATCTTTACAATATCCAGTATTATCACTTTCACGATAACATTCTGAACATACTATTTTATTACAAACATCACAATTTAAAATAGTATCACTGTAATATTTTACTGTATTACATAGATAACACGATCTTTCATCATAGCATTCTTTACAAAATGTGTAATTTTTTGAATCAATAATTATATCATTAGAAGAAAATTCTTTTATACAATTTTTACAAATAATAGTCGGATATTCGTGTAACCACATTGAATAGTTATTTAGAATAACACTATTAAATGTTACTTCTAATTTATTAGGGCCTTTATCAATATTTCTAAAAACGATTTTGTAGTCACCAATATCCTTCTCATTACAATTTATATCATCAATTAATTGTTCAATTGCTAAGAAATTATAAAAAATCGGTTTTCCCCTATGTGATTCAGAATCATAACTATGCCATATCTTTTTAGTTTCCTTATGAAGAAAGTAGATATCAAAACTATATCCACTATCATATATGTTAGTTATAACTATAAAATCTTGAAGATTGTACATAATATATACTATCCTACTCTGTATCTCGGTTTTTTAAACCCTGTAATTTAGTCAATTTTACAAAAGTATATTTATTTTAAGCAGTAGAGATATATTGCCACCCCATCTCCGCACATATCTTCTCCCAGGTCTTATCTTGTAAATAAAGTTTATCACGATTTTTGAGGAGTGGAAAACATGGCAAATATTCATCCATTTCTAGAAGCTCACACATTTTATAAAGTACATATCCATACGATAAGAAGTTTCTACGTCCTTTGGGACAATGTTTTTTAAAGGATGGTTGAATCTCACGAAACATATGACGCAGCTTTTCTTCATCCTCGCGAGACATACAAGGCGCATTTTGACCATTCAGACGATTTATGATATGAGGGATATGTTCATAATATTTTGACGCTTTCATCTTTCTTAGAATCTCCCGTAACTTAGTTGGTTTTAAATTAGACATATTTGTAATGCGCTCCTTTTTGAGTTGAACAAGAATTGCGTCGTATATTTCATTTGGAATTTCAGTACTTTCCTTGGCTTGAAATTGTGCCAACCATTCATTAAAATGATTGATTTTCTTGTACGCATAATAACATACTTCGCGAGGCGGGTCCTTATATGATGGTTTATCACTATCAACTAAAATAAACTCTTGATGTCCGCACTTTGAACAAGTAAGGTTTGCCTCATTTAGACACATAATCATCTCATTACCACAGAGATCACATAAAGTCCAAGGATCATCATATTCTTCGATGCTATTACGTGCCATAGCAGGATTTTCGAGTTGAAGATAATCATTAAGAAGTTGATTTCTTTGATGGCCCTTTTTTTGTGGAATTATTATTGTATTATTAACATCTTTTTGCTCAGTTTTCCAAAGGCCACCTTCGGTTTTCCAAAGGCCACCTTCGGTTTTCCAAAGGCCACCTTCGGTTTGCCAAAGGCCACCTTCGGTTTGCCAAAGGCCACCTTCGGTTTGTTGTTCCTCTTGTGCTACTCCTTCAAGAATGGCAAGAATTGAACCTGGTTTTGCCTTAATTGTATTATATGTTTTTGTACCTTGTTGAATCTGGTCTTGAATATCATAATAATTATAAAGTATATCACCTGTTCTAAGATAATAATCCATTAATTCTGAACCATCTTCAATAGATTTAATTCTTTTTTCAAGAATTTCCACATCTTTTTCAAGACGCCATATTTCAATATCACAAGTGGTATTCTTAATACGTTCATTAAGATTTACTAGTTCTTGTTTGTATAATGATAGGTTATCTTTTTGTTCAAGATGTTCTTGAACTTTTTGGCTATGAATAGCGTCGAGTGTGGTGCGAGCTTCCGGATTACTACGTTTTGAACTTTTTACTTTAAAAAACGCACCTTCATTCATTGGTAAAATGTACTTATACGGTAAGCGCAGTTACTTTTTAAATCCCTAGTGAAATTACAATTTAGATAAACGCGTTATGAAAGCGTTTGATATTATTTATAATGAAATGTAATTTTATGTTAAAAACATTATACAACTCATATCTCCGGCCTATTTTGGAAAAAAATATTTTTTTTAAAAATTATGTTTTTCCAAAAATTATTATCTTACATCTAAGTATAAAAAAA